CGTTCTTCTAATGTGAGAACAGTTGAACCTATATAAAATTCAGGTCCATAATTACTTTTTATTATATATATTTTTCCATTCTTATACTCCATCTTAAACTTCTATAAACTTTATTTATTTATAGAAGTTTATGTTTAAATACTTTTTACTTAAATTAATGGAAGTTCTTCTAATAGTTTCTTATTTAGTTCCTCGTGGTGCTTCTGTGATTTTTTGTGTCTTGCTAAATGATGTAGTGTTAAACTATGGCCACACTCGCAGGTTACTATTTGACTTCTATATTCTGATATTTTACTTTTATTTTGTTCGTAGTATTCTTTACTTTTAATACATATCTCTGTTTTATTGGTTTGATAATATTTCTTATGTTTATTATTAATAATTTCTTTATTAACTTTATAATATTCGTCATTATATTCTTTTGGTGTTCTACCATACATACAATGATTAACTAAATTCTCATCTTGCCAATGTTTTCTATGGTAATAGCCTTCTCTTGCCTCTAATTCAGTCTTTGAATTACAAGGATATGCTTCTAGTAACTCTATATAACAATTTTCAACTCCATACTTTTCGAATAGTATTTTAGAAGTTTCATTTATTTTACCACAATTAAATTTAGTTTTATGTTTAGTAAATCTTTGTGATAACGTAATATATGCTGTAGAGCCGATATAATATTCAGGTCCGCATTTTGACCTAATCATATAAATCTTACCATTCTTATAGTCCATTGGTGTTTTGCCCATTTTAAACTTCTATAAACTTTTACAAACTTTTATAGAGATTTATGTTTAAATTATTTTGACACTATTTATAGTCTATGATCCTTCTTAGACATTTTAGCACCGGCACTCATACCAGCACCGCTCATACCGTAGCCCATAGCACCAAGAGTAGCACCTACAGCTTTAGCACGAGGGTCCTCAATGGAATTAGCAACATTCTTGACGATTGGGAGAACCTTTGAGGCAACCGATTTTAGAGTATCAAGGAAAGAACCGCCTACTAAGCGTTTCATTTCGTTCATACTGTAAGCAACTTGAGAGGATGCTTCAAGAACTGCTTGTTTATCGAGTATGCCGGTGAATTGGCTAGAAGTTCCGCGCTCGCAAATAAAGACGCCTGAGTTCATAGTAATAAGAACGATTTCAAGAGTTTCGTTAAGAAGAGCACCAGTGTTGTTTTTAATACCTAATCTAACTTGGAGATTGATATTTGCAAGAGAACCGGAAGCGTAGAAATCTTCGGTGATTTGAATATCTTTGCCGAATTCAAGGATAAGCATAGAACCTGAAGTTCTAATAAGAGCACCGCGGCCGGTAGCAGGGTCAACAACATTAGCGTTACCATAAAACTCGGGCCAAGACTGGTTAGAGCCATTTTCAACTGAGTATCTATAGAGGTCAGTTTGTCTAGCACTTGAGAGAATACCAGATTGGTTGTTGAAGTTGATACTAACACTTTCAATAGGGAAGAAACAATCTGGGTCACTAACACCTTGGCTAGAAATTTGTTTGCGAACGAATAAAATTAATTTATCAGGAATTTGATTGAGTTGAAGAGTGTTTGTGCTAACACTTACAGATGCTTCGTCTGCGGCATTAACAGCAACATTAGTAATGTAACGAGGTAATTCGTAGTAAGGAACAACATTACGGGCAGGAAGAAGGTCACTTGGATGAGGTGTGAGGAAGTTGAAAATAAGTCTAGAGTTCTCAAACTGAACGACACTAACAGATTTCCAATTATCAGCCGAACGCCAGGCGCGAGAAGCATCGCCAATGTTGAATACGAAGTTCATATTTTGAATACCATAGAAACCTTGAGCATTTGTCATTGGTTTAGCGAAAATGAAAGGAGAAAGAAGTAATGGTTCGGTAACTTTGAATTTAACGTAGTAGTCTTGACCAGCACCACCAGCGACAGGTGGGGCTTCGCCACCTAAAGCAGTTGTAGTGCCATATCCTTCTAAAACCCAAGAACCACGGGGGCTATAATCATTGTTGTTATCAGTATTAACCCAAGATCCTAAGGGATTGTTGATAGCACCGACACCTTGAGAGTAGTCACCATATGTATCGTAAGCAGTAGGAGTCATACCGTTATAACGAGAGAGTTCAGCACGGTCATTAAAACGAAGGATAGAGGCTAAAACATCGCGCATGTTAATAGAAACAGATGAGTTGTTAATAGTAGCAGTCATTACACTAGTAAGGTAATGAAGAGGGAAAGGTCCGAGAGAATCACGGAGACCATATTGGATAAGTGGAATACCTCCTGGTTTGCCTGCAGTAGAAGTGATTTTAAGAGTAACCTCTGACTCCCACATAACTCTACGGTCTACTATAGTCTGTTCTGACGGCACCTGGATGTTATAGACATGAGAAGAATTAGATTGAGAAGTTGCTAAAAACTCACTTGATGTAACATTTTGACCACCTTTAACTACAGCATAGTTAATAGAATCAGTGCAAAGAAGTCTAGGGTCCTTGATGAGCACTTTACGAAAATCTTGAGACATAATATATTATAGAATTAGATTTTATTTTTACCAAATAAAAACTAAGTCTCAGTTAAATATCTTTTACTTTTAGTAACTCATTATGCTTTTTAGATTTTTTATGTTTTACTAACGAGTCTCTTGCTAATTCACATCCACATTCACATTTTACTTTTTGACTTTTATATTCGCTAATTTTATCTTTATTAACTAGATAATAATCTTTTTGGCGTTTTATAATTCGTTCTTTATTGTCATTGTAATAGTCTTTACTATAATCTTTAAAATAATCTGTATGAGATATACGATATTCTTTACAATATTTTTTATTATACTCAGAAATTTTAGATTTATTATCTTCTATGTATTCTTTTCTAGACCTGCCTGCTATAATTTTATTAACTGCTAATTGTTTAGCAATATATTCTCTTTGAATTTGACCTTCACGTCTCTCTAGTTCATCCTTACAACTACAAGGGTATAATTCAAATAACTCAATATATACATTTTCTATACCATATTCTTCGAATACTAATACACAAGTTAATTGACCTTTTCCAAGTTTCTCTGGTTTTCCGTTTGATACCCATTTTCTATACATAGTTTTATGATGATAAAATCTATCTGCTAATGTTGATATAGTGCTTCCTATATATACCTTATCACCTAAATTACTTCTAAGGATATAAATTTTGCCTTTTGTATAGTCTTTCGTCATTTATCGTTTTCAATCGTTTTTTATCGGTTACAGTATTATCAATTTAGAAAACTTTAAATATCTTTTAGTAACTCATTAAGGTCTAAAACCTATTACATTAAAATCTTTTCTTCTAAACATCAACTTCAAGTTAGCCTTGCAATTACTGTTCAAATAAAAAGGAACAAGATTGCCAAATTGTGTTTTCCAAAAACAACTTACTTCTATAGCACTAATTGGTGATGCTCCGTATAAATCTACTAAGCGATACTCACTTAATGGACTATACTCTACATTTGGTCTATATGTATTATCTGGTGAAAATGGTACTTCAAAGTCTGTAATAATTGGTGCAATATTTACATTATTATTACTTGAAGTAAGTCTATTATCACTTCCAAAAACTTTAGGAGCACTTACATTTGTCTCTTGAACTGGAAGTAATGATGTAGTAAATACTAGTGACTGAATAGGATTCATTAAAGCAATTGATGATTGGTCTTGATACATTTGAATAGCATTATATGTTGGAAAAGTATATAAATTTACACTTGTAGAATATATTTTTAATCTATAGTTTCTGCCAAATGTTATTCCACTATATCCTAAGTAATCCGATTGGTAACTTGTCATTAAATGATACATTGCTGAGTTCATAAAGAATTTAATTGGATTTACTAGAGTATCCGCAAATCCTGCTTGGTCTGCGAATAGAACGCTTTTAAATCCACTTGGGTCTATCTCAAAAAACGGAACATTTGTAGTAGGCATCACACCGCCTGCTGCTACTACGGCAGCCGCTAGTCCATTAAAACAATCTAAAACTGTTTTATTAATCATTTTAATCAAATATTGATAGTTATATATGTAATAGTATTCTGTAGATACATCTTGATTTACTAAAGGTGCAGGTGGAACTGGTAAATATACATTTGTCGGAACAAAATCTAGATACTTTTGGAATACAATAGGATTACCGCCTACTGTATATTCCATTGTTATAGAGTAAATAGTTAAGTTTGGGTCTGCTTGTCCTGTTTGAATAATAGGTATAAAAATAGGTAATGATGGTGTTTGAATTGCAAATCTTACGACACTTAAAAAGTAATTCTCAGGAGCATTTAAATATGGATTGTTACGTACTTCTGTAAATCTTAAAATTGGAGGTGCTTGTGTTCCTGTTTTATCTAAATTTACGATATCCAAGTCATAGTACACATGGAAAGGATTTGTTCTATCATATTTAGCAACAGTTTGTACACTAGTCATAATATATTATTATATTAGATTTTAAAAATCTAATGTTACTTGAAAACTATCACTTCCTTCAATTGCATTTCCTATACTTGCCTTACTATATTCTGAAACTTTTTTCTCGAAGAAGTTACTTTTTCCAGTCAGACTAATCATCTCCATAAAATCGAACGGATTACTTACATTAAATAATTTATCAAACCCTAATTGTATTAGTAGTCTATCTGTTACAAATTCTACATATTCACACATTAATCTCTCATTCATACCTATTAAATCTACTTTTAAACAATCTTTTACAAACTCTTTCTCTAGATTTACCGCTTCATTTACTATTTTTAAAAATAGTTCTTTGTTATATATTTCTTTGTAATATTGTCTAAATAAATGTATTGCAAACTCTGTGTGTAACGATTCATCTCTACTAATCAACTCATTACTAAATGTTAAACCTGGTATTAATCCTCTCTTTTTTAACCAATATATACTGCAAAATGAACTACTAAAGAATATTCCTTCGACACATGCAAATGCTAATAGTCTGTAAATTAAATCTAAATCCGAACGTTGATATTTATTACAAAACTCTGCTTTCTTTTTAATATACTTGTTGTTTTCTATTGAATTAAAAAGTCTAGTCTTTTCATTTTTATCTTTTATATATGTGTCTATTAACAAACTATAGGTTTCACTATGGATATTTTCGATTGCCAATTGGAAACCATAAAAGCACTTTGCTTCTAAGGAAATATCTTCATTTAAAAATCTTTCTGCCAAGTTGTTATTGACTAATATATCTGATGATGCAAAAAATCCTAAGATGTTTTTAATAAAATATTGTTCATCTTTATTTAACTTATCCCAGTCTTCTAAGTCTTTAGATAAATCCACTTCTTCGGTAGTCCAAAAACTACTAACTGCTTTCTTGTAGAAATCCCAACTTACAGTGTCAATAATAGGATATATTGTAAATTTTTTAGTATTCATTTAAAAGATATACAATAGGTAAATATTTTTTTACTAGACAGAATAGAGTATATCTCGGATATTTTTGTATTTATCCTCCTCTTTTTTAACTGTAAAATACTCTGGAAATGTTACTTTTACTTGAGTTTTGGGTCTAGAATCTATTAAATAACTAATTAACTGTTTAGTTTGTTTTTGGCTTAAATAATCCATATACTATTATATAGTTTTTATTTTAAGTAACTCGTTATGTTTTTTTGATTTTTTGTGTCTTTCTAACGAGTCTCTTCTTATTTCACAACCACACTCGCAGGTTACTATTTGACTTCTATATTCTTTTATTTTATCTTTATTGTCTTTTTGATATTCTTTTATTTTATCTTTATTAGTTTCATAATATTCTTTTATTTTATCTTTATTAGTTTCATAATATTCTTTAGCATATTCTAATATTTTATCTTTGTTGTCTTCTCGATATTCTTTAGCATATTCTAATATTTTATCTTTATTTGTTTCATAATATTCTTTTTTAGTCCTGCCAGCAATATTTTTATTAACTAAACCTTTACCAATCAATTGGTTTTGTAACTCACCTTCACGACGTTCTAATTCATCCTTACATGTGCAAGGATATAACTCAATTAATCTTATTTTACAATTTTCTAAACCATATTTCTCAAATAAATCATATGAGAGGCATTTATATGCTTTACCATCCTTCCATCGTTTATAATGTGCTCTATGTAAAGCCATACGAACAGATAAAGGAGAACAAGTAGAACCAATATATATATCATCAGTTCCAAGTGCTTCAATCTTATAGATTTTTCCGTTGTTATAATCTTTTGATTTCATTTATAGTTTTCTATAGTTTTCCAGTTTTAATAGTGTGAATTAGTTTTAAATCCTTTAGTGTTTTTATCGTTGCTGGCATAAACGCCCAGGCTATCAAAGCAAGTGCTCTCCTATATGTTGGTTTTTTTTTAAACGCTGCAAACGTTCTACTAATAAAACTATTACGTTTACTAGACCAATACTCATTTAATTTACCATCATTTTCTAAGTAGTATGTTAAAAAACCTCTAGGACTTCTCGCAACTTCACTTACTTTCAATCGTTCCATCTCAGGTATCCAAGATTTAATTTCATTTACTTTCATCAGTTGATACATTTTCTACCTTAATGTCACTTAGATTTTTTATTTCTCTTTCAGAATTTGATTTAGTAGGACTATTTGTAGTAATTAATTCGAGTTTAGAACCGCAGCATTCAGATTTTTTTATTTTGTTAAACATCCTTTCTAGAATTAAAAGAACATTAATTATAACGCTCGCTAATAACATCTGGGAATTATTCTCCATATATAATATATTAGATTTAATTATTCTCTAACGCCTCTAATCTCTCTAATATATTGCTAATAGTCTCCTCTTGTGCTAAATTAGTTAATTCCAATGCTTCTATTTGTGCCTTCTGTGCTTGAATTATTTTATGTAATTCTTGAATAGCACCTACTGCCTCAGTAAATATTAAATCTTTATTAATTGTTTTAAAGTCATCCCAGTGTTGGATAGTTTCAAATGAACCATTTCCTAATGATTTCTGGATATAGAAATTTCCAGTTTTAACGGCATTTGGTATTACTTGTTCTACTTGTTGTGCTATAAAACCGTAATTAGTAATATCTTCTTTATTACAATATTCAACATAATTGCTTGTATAGTCATAATGTTTGACCTGCAATGCTAGTATGTGGTCGAGGTTGTCTCCCGTGTTGGCGTCTGTAATATTCTCTTTAATACGTTCGTCTGATGGTGTTATAGTTCCTGTCGCTAGGATATTACCATTTACGTGTAATTTTTCGGTTGGTGTAATATCAATACCTACACCACCGACTGGGTCCATAATATAATTACCTACGGCATCATTAAAGAAATAATTAATTTGACCCGCTAAATTAGCCATTTCAATTACTGAAGCACTATCTCCAGCACTTAAAGCGTCGATTCTAAATCTTCCTTTTACATTTAGCGCAGTAGATGGATTAGTAAGCCCTATACCCACATTACCGCCTGGTTGTATCCTCATCCTCTCAACATTAGCCGTATTAAATACACAAGACATTGTCGCAGAAGGACACGCTAAACCAAATGTCTCTAATGATTTATTTTGTGCTATTCTGAAGGGCGATATATTACCAGATGATGTATCAAATACTTCTATAGTAGCACTTCCTGCGTTTGATAATCTCATATTTGAACCTTCGACGTGTAACTTGCGTTGTGGATTTGTTGTTCCAATACCTACGTTTCCATCTCGTTGTAAAATCAATACAGAAGTAATAAAACTACCCGAATTATTATATGAATAATAGTGTAAATCATTACCACCATTACCTACACCTGTTTCGTCTTCATTAATTCCAATATTCCATTTAGAGAAGTTTTTAGTGTAAAAACCTAAAAATCTTTGTCCGTCTGTAGCAATCGATGTTGGCTTATTCATAATCATAGCACCTAATGGGGTTAATGCGGCATTAATTTCAAATTTAGTGTTAGGTGTTGTCGTACCAATACCTATATTACCGTTTCCATCTACAGTTAACCTATCAAGATTAGCGCCTGGTTGGAAAACATTGAAATTACCACCATTATTTCTTAATAACCAAAATGAACTATTATTACCTGGTAGTAATCCAATTTGACCTATAGTTCCACTACTATTGCCTAATGATAATAAATAAGGCGGAGATGTTGTTCCAATACCTACATTACCATTAGCACTAATAGTCATAGCTGGAGTATTATTATTATTTACGTGAAAATTAAAGTTATTAGTTTGATTATTGTAATGAATTCTACCTTTCTTATTTGTTGTAGCATCTCCAAAAGATAAACGAGATTCCTGTGTTGTTCCTGATTCCATACGAATTTCTCCATTACCAGCACTATAAACAACTAAACCACCGCTATTTATTTGTGCTACTTCAGCACTATTGATAATATGTTTAATTTTACTATTTACACTTTGATTTGAATATAATAACATTGAGTTAGCATCTAAAGCATCTCTTACCATACCAGCATTTATTATAGTGCCTGCTACATCTGTTAGTTTGAAATCTTCGGCTGAAACATTATCGAAACTAGCATCTGTGCCGAATAATGGACCTGTTAGTGTGCCACCTGTAAGTGCTAAATAAGGTAATGCCGGAATAACTGGTGCTGGTAAATTATTATATGTGACAGCCGTAATTTGGTCTACTAAAATACTTGAGGCTTTCGTGTAGAATTGTAAATCATTCGTTTCTAAGTTTGCTAAAGCACGTTTCGTTAAATACGCTTCATTCCAATATGTAAATGATTGCCAAGGTTCAATATTTGGTGCGTAATTTACTACATAAGGAATTGTATCCCATGCGAACGTTCCAAATTCATTCGTAAAGAATAAAAATCTTGAATTATTTAGTGCTGGATTATAGTCTAGTAAGAAGTAAGGATTTACACCTCCGTTAGGTATGATTTGACCGTATAAATAATCATAAGCAGTTCCATTAGTAATTACAAACGGACTAGTAGCACTTAAAAAGTTACCGTTCGAATCATAAATAGCACCTCTCACGCTATTTTTATTTACTAAATCAGTATATTCAAGACATACATATCTATAGATTCCAGTCGGATCGCCATTTATATCGAATTCTTGAAGTGGATATACTGTATTAACTACTCCGCTATACGAATTTGTTTGAACGCCAGTAGGTTTTATATCCTTAATATACGTGTCATTCATAAGATTAGAACCTACTTGACTTTCCATAAACGTTTCAAATGTAGAACCACCTGCACCTTGTGAGTAATTTGCTAATGTAGCACTTATGAACGCTAACGTTCCATAGTTACCTAGAGTTGTAGATAAAGCACTGCTAGTAACATAATTTCCTAGTGTTGTTGATAAGGCATTGCTAGTAACGTAATTTCCTAAAGTAGCATTCAATGCGTAGTTACTAAGAGTTGCTGTCAACGCATAATTTCCTAGTGTTGTTGATAACGTATCACTAGTAACATAGTTACCTAAAGTAGCATTAAGTGCATAGTTTCCTAGTGTTGTTGATAACGTATCACCTGTAACATAGTTACCAAGTGTTGTAGATAACGCACTATTTGTTGTATAGTTTCCTAGTGTTGTTGATAAGGCATTACTAGTTACATAATTTCCTAAAGTAGCATTGAGTGCATAGTTTCCTAGAGTTGTTGATAAGGCATTACTAGTAACATAGTTACCAAGTGTTGTAGATAACGCACTATTTGTTGTATAGTTTCCTAGTGTTGTTGATAACGTATCACCAGTTACATAATTTCCTAAAGTAGCATTGAGTGCGTAGTTACTAAGAGTTGCTGTCAATGCATAGTTTCCTAGAGTTGTTGATAAAGCATTGCTAGTTACATAATTTCCTAAAGTAGCATTGAGTGCGTAGTTTCCTAGAGTTGTTGATAATGCATTACTTGTTACATAGTTACTTAAAGTAACATTAAGTGCATAGTTTCCTAGTGTCGTGTTAAGAGTTGTTAAATCTACATAATTCTGTCTGATTATTGTAAATTCATTCTCATCTGGATTGAAATTAGTAGGAACGCTTGGTAAAAGAGAGGCTGATATATTCGCATCTACAAAGGCTACTGGATTGTAACCTACGGCAAGATAAGCAGCCGCACCTGCTGTAGTGATACCTACTTGAACTCCTGTTGCATTCTGTGCTAATTGCCAACCTGCCCTATAGAATTGGTCTGTAGTTGCTACATTATTAAAGGAATATACTGGAAGTGAACTTGAACGCCCAACAACACTTGTATCTAGTGACAGACAACCCTTGCCTCCGAATGGGCTTGTTGTATGTCTATTCGTAAATCTATTATTCAAAACAAATACATCCTTAATCGTGTTATAAGCATTAACAAGAGAACCACCGAATAATACTACAAAGGCATTCGATTCGTTCATAATATTATCCTTAATAATGTATGTAAGACCATTCGTATTACCACGGAAACTCTCGACGTTTACGAACTGAATGGCTACACCTGTAGAAGTATTACCAATAATATTAATAGTTCCTAATTTAGTATCTGCCGCAGATGTCTCTAGAACGTGAATAAGACGATTAGAAGTATCAATAGTTTGATTGAACGTATTTTTATAAACAAATGAGTTTCCTGCTGAACGATAAATAGAAATACCTCTACGAGTTGTAGCGGTGCCTTGAGTTTCAAAAAGACAATTCGCAACAACCCAATTTAAACCACGCATAACTATACCAAATTTATTATAGACTATACGACAATTAGCAACAATAGGATTAACTACATTACCACCGCTTGAGTTAGTAAATGTTAAAGCGAAGTTATCACTAATAGTCGATGTGAAATTAATAGTCAAATTATTAAACATAACATAATCGGCTTGAATTGATAACAAGAATGTTAAACTTGGCGACGCTACGGCATTACGAATAATACAAGTATCTCTATTCTCTCCCCAAATAACTACTTGTTTTGTAATAGTTAAAGTAGTTGAGATGTCTAAAGTAGTATTCTCTAAAATTCTTAGGACAGTTCCATTTTTAACTAAAGGACTTGCAAGCGCATCTTGTAAAGTTGCAAATGAACCACCAGAGCCTATAGTAAAGTCACTTGTTGTCGGGACTTGAATTTGAGTTGCTTTGACTAACGGTTGGAGTTGCTGTTCTATTTGAACATTCACAGCGTTACTGAATGTAGCCAATGCAAAACTACTTGGAACTGTATTTGTTCCTGTTGCTGTATAATCTTGACTAATAAAAGGACCGCTTACTGATGTTGCGAATAATCCAGACACTGATAAATTACCTGAAATTAAAACATTATTACCAAAAGTAGCATTATTTGTAACACTAAGATTACTTGATGATAAATTATTAACAACTTGTAAGCCACTTGTTGTAATATTTTGATTAAATGTAGCATTATTTGTAACATTAAGATTACTTGACGATAGATTATTTGAGACAGATAAACCACTTGAAGTGATATTTTGATTAAATGTTGCATTGCCTAAAATATTTAATGAATCGCCTTCAATTGGTCCATCAACATTTAATGTATCCGTAACTATATTACTATCCTTTGAATACCATACTAAACTAGATAAAGTAGGATTACTTAGAATACGATTAGGTAAAAATAACTCATTGATATAAACTACTTCTTCATATCCTGCTAAACTTGGATTACCTGCTATTGTATCTAAAATCCATGTAGACGTTGTAGGATCAAATCTTAAAGAACGATACTGATTTAATCCTGCGTTATAGTCTAATAAGAAACTTAAGGTTCCAGTAATAACATTACCGTAGGATGAAGTAAAAGCACTTGCTACTGGAGTGTAAAAAGTTCCTGTTGATAAAACAGTTCCTGTTTCACTATAAACCCGACCCGCTACTTGTGTTTTTGTTGCTATGTTATCCCAAACTAAACATATGATTACATAGTCATTACTTGGTAATTGAGTGTAATAAACAGATTGAACTATACCGTCCTCTTGAACCAGTAAGTCTCCTATAGGAACGAAGTTATTTGTATAGATATTATTTTGAATTGTAGCACCATCAAAGCATTCGAGACGAGATAGTGCCTGACCTATGACTACTTGCGTATCGACATTCAATGTGTTTGCATTAATTGTATCAAAGTTACCATCATTTGCCGTTAATTGATTTGCAAATAGAGTATCAAAATCTCCGCCTGTTGCCTGCACATAATTAGTTGTAAATGTTGTTGCTAGTCTCTGTATTAAGTTGTTTATAGCTGTTTGTGTGTTAAAGCTCATGACTATATTAAATAATTAGATTTTAATTCTAAATCTAATTACTCAATGATTTAAATTTAGGTAAGTTTTTTCCTTTTATTTTTTGTTTTAACTTAATCTGCTCTTTCAAATTTTTAGGGTCTATTTCTTTAACAGTCAATGGCGTTTCTTGTGTAATCCTTTTAGTAGGACGATATACTGGATATGCCTCTTCTCCTATGTCTTTCCAATCTTCTTTAAACCATCTTGCTAAGTCTGTTTGTTTAGGCTTCGGTATTTTATATCTCCCACCAAGTTCTTTATATGTTTGAACTAATAGACCGCTGTAATAGGCATTCCAGCGTTTCTTATATTTCTCTTTTATATATCTCTTTATTGCCTCATACAATTCTACATCAACTACATTAGGGTCTACCATGTATACTAGTAAGATATATAATATAATATAATATATTATAATATATAATATATATAATATAATCAATCTATCTAATCAATTCTAAAAAGTAGTGTAGGGTGTGTAGGGTAAAACCCCTTAATTCAAAAAAAAAATAAAAAAAAAAAAAAATATTTAGAATAATGGGGTTTTACCCTACACACCCTACACGTTTAGGTAATAAATGTTTAAATATCTCTATAATATAGACTTAATAACATTTTTGTGCCTAATAGTTCTAGTATGAGGAGCATCTAACTCTTCAATTAAACACTCTTCATTACTATCTTTTAACTTACATTGATATATAATACCACCATTACTTCTTTTACTTTTAACTAGTTCTTTAAGATTCATACTAAAAGTCTTTTGGTCCATATAATCTTTATTCGTTTCTTTATAGTGCTTATAAATATCTTCTGATTTACTCTTTGCAGAATCATCGATTACATAATATTCATCGAACCAATCTCTAATAGGATTTTGGCTACAAAAGAATTCATTCGTATTTCTAGAAATACTAGATGATTCAAAAAATTTACCCTCTGTTTCATTATAAATATTAACTAGTAACCATAAAAGTCCATATTTAAATTGTTCAGTATTAACTTTTTCTTTTATGTTTGTATCTTCTAATCTAATATTATCAACGCAGTCTTCTAATGTTTTACCTGTAAACATAAAAGGAAATTCAATTACTTTCATACGATATTTAATAGCATCATCTTTTTTACTTAAATTAGGAATATCATTTGTCGCTAAAAACAAACAGAATTGCGGGATATACTCATAAATATCTTGTCTTAACTTTCTACATTTAATAGGATCATTACCAGTTAATTTCTTAATAGTAGCAACTTTAAGAGTCTCTGATTTTTTATCAGACTCAGGCTCTTGTGACATAACAAAACGTTTAAATTCAAGTCCTGCCATCTCAGGAGTAGCACTATTAGCATCTTTAGCAGTTAAAGTTAATTGTTTAATATCTAGTGAAGTATAATATCCACCAAAAGTTCTATTAATACATCCTTCAAGTGTAGATTTACCATTTCTACCTCTACCTGTTAAAACAAAGAATTTTTCGTTTTTATTAATACCAATGAGAGAGCAACTAAGAGCACTAAGAAGAGATTTTGTTGTATCAGCATCATCAAAGTAACTATAAATAAATTTGTAAACATAATCAATATCTGTAGTATTTGGTTCTTTATACGGATAATTACAGGATAAAGTTAAATAATCAGTTTCATTTATAGGTCTTATTGATTTAATAGTAAAATCATAACAAACACCATTGTTAAATGCGAATAAATAAGGATTTTCATTGAATTTCTTAAAAAAAATATCTTCTTTCCAGCAAATACCTTTAAGGTAATTAATAATATATTTAGAATTAGAACCATTACCTGAGTTTTTAACACATTTTAGAATAGTATTGAGATTATTTTCGATCTCATTACATTTCGCTTTAATATCTTTTATGATATCTTTATCATCAGAACATAATAGTTCTTTTTTAGAATCAGTTAGTTTTTTCAAATAAAATTTAATATAAATATCAGATTTATTTTCAATAAATTTGTAAATATCTAGTTCGATAGAACTAATAGGTCTATCATATGTCCATAATTTATTAATTTCGTTATAAGAAATAAAAGAGTCTCTAGAGTTATTGTAAAATAATTTATTTTCGATATGTTTAGAGTAAAGTTCTGCTAATTGAGCATGATTAGCATTAGATAAAATAACATTTAAAAAATCACTGTATTCTTTCTCTAATTCCATAAACTTATCTAAATTATCATATTTACACCACTCTTTTATTCTTCCAAAGCCTAATAATTTTTCACTATTTTGTTTGTAACTATTCCAAATTTTTAGATTATTATTACAATCATAATTAGCACACTTGGAAGATATATTATCGAATATAGTATAATCAACATTTAAATTTTTACAGCACATTAATAATTGAATCCAGTCTTCATAGTTATTAAATCTAGATATATTAAGTATTTTTAAATATTCATTAATAATATTACCTTTTGAACTAGTAAGTGTTTCATTTGGTTTTGTATTAATTTTTTTAATAGGTTTATCTACTTTCTCTTTTTTAGGTTTATCATAAATAGTCAAAGGTTTTAAATTAGACCATTGAATAGTTGGAAAACTAAATCCATCATTATCTTTAGAGTCACCAAGATAAAATTCAGTATCTAATAATTCAACGACAACATCTTTTAATAGGTCCGCCTTAATGTCTTTAAAACAATCGACTTTTTTTTTAAAATCATCTAAATCAAATTCATCAATATATAAATAGTAATGTGGTTTCTTTTTAGAACTACTAAGAGTGAAAGGAGGTAGAAATCCTAAAATATTTTTAATTTTACTATGTATTTCATTATTCGTTAAAGTTTCATCATCAATATCAATACAAAATAAATTATTTGTATCATATTTTAAATATAAAACAATATGTGTTGGATTATCAATCTTGAATTCGTGTTTAATTTGTTCTAAAGTTTTATTCGGTCTTAACATACTACAATCACCATTTTTTTTGTATCCACTTATGTATGTATAAGGTAGTTCAAACGAGTCTAAAATTTCATTAATAGTATATTGAGAGTCCATTTTATAATACCAGATATAATATTATAAAATGAATTATGTTTAAGTTAATTTTGTTTTAACTCTTTTGTTTTAAGTCATTAATTTTTTTTTCTAGTTCTCTAACCTGCATAGCAAGTAAATGTTTCTTACACTTCATATGTTTAGACCTAGCATAATATGAATATGCTGAACCACAGATATCACAAGTAGTTCTAGTGTTTTTAATGTCGTGCTTTTCGGCAAATCGTTGAGTCCTCTCTTTCTGGCTCATTCTCTTAGGTTTCTTAAGGTCAACCAATTGACTTTCTAGTTGTTCTAGTTCACTCATTTTAATTCTTATATATATATACAAGATTTGTTTAAGTTGTTTTGAATTTAAATAGGAATTAAAGCACTGATAGCCTCATCTAGATTAAATTCTTTATCTTTCTTGAATGGTTTGATCATATTATAAAAGTCTTCTAAGTTCATATGTTGATTTATAGCACTTAGAATTCTCAATATACACCAGCGTCCGCATGTATTTACTTCGTTTTTCATCTTTTGATATCTAAATGGGTTATAATATACATCTAAATCTGTTTTATCGAATAAGTTACTTAAATAAGGTATAGATTGGCCTAACATATCATTTAGTTCATTCGGGTTCCATTTTAAAGGACAGTCTACTTCGCCACCGTATGAGTCAAAGTAACTAATCATATCTCCTATTCTATCAAGTGAAACCCAATGACCACTGTTTGTTGATTGTCTATATAAAATAATACAGTAATCGATTTCATTAGGTAATAAATGTCTAATATCACTATATTTATTTAACTCATCATATGTTAATATGTTTACGTCTGGTAAATAATGTTTTATCTCCGAAGTATCTAATGGATCTTTAACAATCTGTTTTAACTCTTGCTTTAATTTTTGTTTAGACATTTTAAATTCTAATATAATATTAGATTTAAAAATGGAGGAACAATGGGCTATGCAAACAATTTTAGTATCTAATAGAATACCGTTAGAGAAAGCAATAGAACATGCAAAAAGTATTTCTAATAATAAATATAAAAAACTTGCTGAAACAAAAAACTTTTATAGATTTAGAGTTAACAATCCTAAATTATTTGATACGTATAGAACACGTAAAGTAAATAAAGACATACGAATTGTCTTTGGTAGACTAAAAGAAGAACACAGAAATTTAGAAGGTTCAGGCTTCTTTAGTGACCTTGTTAAATCTTCTAGAGCACTTTATAAACAGACAAAAGAAAAAGTTCAAGACGTATTCAATCGAACAAGTAAGTTTAACAATATATCAAGTAGAACACTTGGCCAATTTGGTAATCAAGTAATCTCAGAGATGAAAGTTGTGAGAACTCCTATTCAAAAAGTAATATCAAGTGCTTTAAATTTAATCACTTTAGGTAAATTTGATGAATTAAAAAAGAAATATGGTTACGATAAGTTATTTCATTTATCTTTAATGTGTAATGTAGGTAATAAACTAGTCTATGTAGAAAAAAATGAGGTCGTAAATATCTCTCCAAATTTTACAATCACAGACCAAACAGAGTTTAGGAATGTTGATTTAGGAAATCAAACGATTACTCTAAAACAACTAGTAGATAATACTTTGAATGCTGTAGAATTTGAAAGGTTCTTTGTATATGATGCTTTTACTAACAATTGTCAAATGTTCATTATGGATGTATTAACTAGTAACAAGTTAATTACAGATGAACTACAGAAATTTATATTACAGCCTATGGAACAGATTGTAAATGAGTTACCAAGTGGCCTCCCAAAGTTTGCTAGAGTCGTAACAGATGTAGGTGCAATCCTTTCTAGATTAAGAGGAGACGGAAAAAATGATTTTAAAAAATACTTGAAATCTAAAAATGTTCAATATCCTATAGACTATAAATCACTTGATAAATTCTTACTAGAATTTATTAGACTAAAATGATTTAAACACAAATGTTCTCCTATTATATGAAACAAAATGGAACAGATTACTAAACAGATTAACAATTTAAAAAGGAATCAAAGAGTTACTTGTGAATGTGGTAAAAGTATTATAAGACGGAATATAAAACGTCATTTAAATACTATAATTCATTTTAATAGAATTATGAAAAAAGAGTTACTTATAGAAGACTAGTCTAATCTCTTGGTTTTACTAACCAAATGTCTCGTTCTGTTAAAATAAATAATGGAAAATTTTTATAAATATAACAATGTCTAGACTCAGTTTTTCTAATATGAGCCAAGTCTTCTTTTTCAATACCAACATAGTT